GAACCCCCAGCGGAACCCCCAGCGAAACCCCCAGCGGAACTCCCAGCGGAACCCTCGGCGGAACCCGCCGCCGACACCACCATAGAAGAAGTTGAAATCGAGGTTCCACCTGAACCAGTAGAGATAGACACAGAGGATATTGTTATCGAGGTTCAACAGGATTCCATAGAGACAGAATATACAGAACCTCCTATGGAAGAAGTCTTCGTAGAGATTCCACTGGATGACACAACAATTACTATCGCAAACTTAGACGAGGATACACGCAGCCCACTACATTCATACAACGACGAAGGATTCGGCGAAGGCGAGATTGCAAAGGAAGACTACCGGGCCACACACATTTGAGAACACCGTGCACTACATGTAAGTTATCCCAGGTAAAATAAATGTATCAGGTAAAATATTTCATATAAAGAAAAATATAAAAAAGGGGAGAAATCCCCTTTTTTATTGGCCTTGTGTGATTCGTTTGTAGGTTGAGCGAAGTGGGGTTCGAACCCACGCGTAAATAATACAACAGATCTTAAGTCTGCCTCCTTAGACCACTCGGACATTCGCCCTATATTAAACCGGCTGCTGGCTGGTTACTTTATGACTTTATACAATTTCGTGTTAATACTGTTGAATGATATCCTTTCTGTGTTGAATCAAGGCGTTTAACCATCCAAACAGTTCGCTTCGGTTAACACTCAAGGCATCGTATGCGAATATCTCGGTATGCGTTGTGAGTCTCTTTAACATATTCGTAAATGATAAATCATCATACTCCGTCTTATCAATCACGACATCGTGCATTTCGAACGTGATTTTATTATCTAAGTTTCCAAGAGCACGAGTTAGAAAGGTCGTGAAATGGTCGAGCCGGGAATAATGATAGTATCCGGCGTAATCTTCGTATTTATCAGTTGGACTCAGACTTCTTGTTCCATAATAAAAAAAGTTCTCTTCCACTTGGTCGTAAATAATAATAAACCGGCTATCAATCCTCGATACGTCTTCTGCGTAATGTTCTTTCAAATAAATCGCTTTGAACCCCATCTCTTACTGTTATATAGTAACCATAATTCTCTATATTATTTAACTAATATTTAACTCTTATATTTAGTGACTTATATTAGAGGAGGAATGTTTCAAATGAGAACGTATCTAAAATGTTCTCACAATCTATGCGACATCCGTGAATGCATTACAACTCATTCGCAATGTTTTCATTTCGATGGAATCCGCCGGTGCAAGCGTAGAGAACCGACGTTCGACCCGTTTCACCGCCGTCAAAAACTCGGGGGACCGGCACCGCGCTTCGATGAATTGGAACAGCCGGTTGATGCTCGCATCGGTCTTTTGAATCCTGAAACTGTCCCCGTTGTTTTTTATACACCATTCTAAAAACTCGTTGTAATGATAGATGAATATGGTTTTTAAGACAAAATAAGAAAATACGTTACTACCTTCACGGTACGAGTTCGACCGAAAGAAGTTCTCATAGACCATTTGATTGTGTTTCAGTACTTTACACATTTGAAACATGGAATATGCGACTTCGTCGTGTAACCGCATGTCAATGGCCCGTTTCAATTTCGAAATGCGAATGGCCGGTTCGTGGTCACTGTACTCGCCGACACAGATAAAAACAATGTTTAAGATTTCGGCCCAAACCTCTGTATATGCCTCTGAAAAACGTACGTCGCAACTGATATGAAAGGTCTTGCGTATTCGTTCGTCGACACGGTTCTCTCTCATGTGCGAAAAATCTAACCCGAAACTGTGAAAACATTCATGGATGAAAACTTTGAACCATTCCTCTTTTCTAAACAGATAGATACAGTTTGCAGTGAGAGGACAAGGATAAGTAAACGCGGTGTTTACATGGACTTCTTCGATGATTTTGCCCTTCACTGCGGGGACCATTTTTTTATGGTTCGATAAATACCAATATACCGTCATAGATGGAGAACACGGTGATTCGAAAAACGGGGTCGCAACATAGAGCCATACATACATTTTTTTGACAGACGCGTCCATAAATGCCACCGCTTCTCTATTCACGTTTGGTCCATTGTATGGATATACTGCATAAATCGTGATGGTTCTCGCACCGATTACAAAGGAGTATTTTTTACCGAACCGTTTGGAGGTCGCCATCTCCTTTTTTATTTCATTCACCACGATTTCATAATTCGAATCTTTCGGGAGTTCGTCGGCGGGAATATCCTGTGCGGTGTAACCACAGTTCGTCCATTCGACGGTTGCCTCTTCCATTCTCTGTAGTATGTTCTCTAATAAAGGGTCGATGCTTGAAGTCAAAGGACGATGAGGACGAATCATGCTCTTTATTGTCCTCCGTATGTTGGCAGACATTGTATAGATAAAATTGATATAAAAATGTGAGGGCATTCATATTTTAAATGGGTATTCCAAATCTAAACAAACTGTTATTGAATAGATGTTCTCACAATTCAATCTACAAGATTCATTTAAACTGTCTCTATGAAAGATGCGTCGCCGTCGATATCAGCATCTATATGTATCAATGTATGAAAACGGGTGATTTTATGGAGAACATATATGCGTTTCTGTCCCTTTTCAAATACTATTGTATTACCCCCATATTTGTATTTGACGGAAAACCACCGGCGGAAAAACGAGAGACGATTATGAAACGGAATGCAGAAAAGAATCTGGCGATGCAAGAGTTTCACGAACTAAAAAAGAGCGAACATGCGCCGGAAGAAGCGGAGGCCGTCGAAAGACGCATGAAAGTTCTCAAACAAAAAATGGCGAGGATTACGAGAACGAATATCACAGAGGTCATCGAGCTGATTCGGGCCTTCGGGTTCTCCTATTATATCGCACCTCAAGAGGCGGACCAGTTATGCGTTCATCTGGTAGAATCCGCCGGGGCATACGCCGTAATGAGCGACGATATGGATATCATCATTTCCGGATGTTCTCGTGTGATTCGCAATTTCAATATGGCGAAACACGAGGCGGTCCTTTATCATACAGAGAACATTTTGACGGATTTAAAATTGAGCCTTACCCAATTTCGAGAAATCGTCGTTCTTTCAGGGACGGATTATCACGAGAACGAGACGGGCATTTCTCTGGAAAATGCATTCGAACTCTATGAAACATATCGGGGGGAGGAAATGGGAACAGACCCCTCCTTTTACGATTGGTTAAATACGCGTCTGTTTTCCACCGAAAAAAAAGCGTCAGCGTGTGATATGCTCGATATTTCTAAATATACCGATGAACTGAACGCGTTTTTAAAGAGGGAGTCATTGAATACATCTTTGACGGATATAGAGGCGATTAAAACGATTATGCGAAAACACCGATTCATATTCTTATAATCGGGCTACGATGTGATAGCAGGCGTCGTGTTTTGATGCAGTGGATGAAAAGTCGACCGAATATACGTTTGAAACATCTTTCACGTATCCGCGAATGACAGCCAACATATAATCATTCAGGGTTTCCGTGAGGTCGGAGGACGAGTTCGCTTTTTTAAATATCGCCTTTGTAATTCCCGCGACAGAATAATGAGGATATGAAAGGGATAGGTCTCCCAACAAATGCGACCACATGAGACAGTATCCGCCGGTTTCTTCTTCCTTAGTCGAACGTTCCGAACCTGATTCCAGAGATTGTAGCCCCCAATCGTAATTCGTGTAAATATCGGCATTCGTCATGTATATTGGTTTGGAAGGCAATGCAGCGGCCACGCGTTGCATCGTTTGGTTGCGGGCTTCTTGCCATGCGAACTGTTTCGCGGTTTTGCGAGAGAACTGTATGGGGACATGGTTCGAATCGACGTATTCAAAGGTGTTGAATGCGGGGTCGAATATCACCATTTCGGAGTGACCCAAATCGAAGTCGTCGTCCACAAAGAGACACGATTTGAAGTCGCAGACGAGTTTCTTGCCGGGATTGAGTTGAATCATTTCTAACAAATTATTTAGAAATAATTCTGCATATTCGTGATTGTTGTCCGAAACCAGATTGAACTTGCGGTTTATATAGACACAGTGTTCCAAATGGTCGGCATGGGCTTCTATCGGGGATCGACGCAAACGGTAATGACGGTACTTGTGTATGATTTTGTCATACATCGGGTTTCTAAACCCGTGTTTTTGCAAAAGATAGAGGTTCATAAGGGTTTCCGCTTCGGAAGAACTTTCGTACCTGGGAGGCTCGCCTTTCGAACCGAGATTATAAAGCCTTTCGATGGCGGTTTCAACGCGATGAGATTTCATGATTTACGTTCACAGAGTGTCAGGGACAATTCCGTCGCACGAGAAATAAAAAAAGCAGTTCAATTTTACAAAAGGGTGGAATAAAAGCACCCGCTATAATCCTCTATGCCAGTATGCGTAAGATTGATAGAGACATCGAGAAAAATGTCTCCGCCCATTTTGCTCCATCGGTCGCAGAACATCCAGTCTTCGGAATAATAGTGACCGTCTTCCACACCGCAATCGAAGAGAGCATACGCCATATTGTTTTCTTCGGGTTTTAAAAATCCGATGTCGTCCTTATATTTAGTGGAGGGAAAAGCCTGAATCATCGCAGCGATGGTCTTGCGCTTTATCATCATAAACCCGGTTGCTAGATGTTTCACTTTGGCGATATTATTTACAATCTGAAAATTGTTATCTACAAAGTTGATGTTGTATCTCAGCAGATTGTATTTTATCATGTCGATGTCTTGAATGAGTTCTTTAAATTGGGAATCATTCTTTCTCTTTATCAGAGATTGTACGACATTCGAATTGTATGGATTATTTGGATCTTTTACCAATTTTTCCATGTGGTAGTGTTTTAAAGGATAGGCTCCGCCGATGACATCTTTATCGGCTACGATTAATTTCAGGATGTCGATAGGATTCCACAAAATATCATTGTCAATGAATAAAAAATGCGTGGATTCGGTGTCAGTCATGGCACGTGCAATCAAATTATTTCTGGCCCGGGAAACCAAACTGTCATTCTTACAAAACTCTATTTTCAATGGAATATTCATAGATTGAAAGAGATTTGCAGTTTTCAATAAAGAAATCATATAATTGACATAGATCG